CAGCGCCAGTAGCACCGTCTTTCACTGGCGCTGCGTCGATTACCGGGCTGCTGAGCAATGAGAGCACCACAGTGTCTGCTGACTCGGCAGGTACCGTCAGTGACTTCAGTACCGCAGGAGGCACGTTCCGAGTGTGGAACGGCACTGCCGACGTAACGGGCACCACGGGTCCAGTGACCTACTCGGTCAACGGTACTCCGACCGGTGGTCTGTCTATCAGCATCGCTAGCACCGGCATCTACACGGTGACCGCGCTGACTACCGACCACGGGACCGCCACGCTGCGTGCAGTGTTCGGTGGTGTGACTATCGACAAGCTGTTCGACATCTCGAAGAGTAAGTCTGGTGCAGCTGGTGTTAGCACCATCGTGCTCAACTTGGTGCCTGAAACCGCTACAGTGTCAGCGGACAGCACCGGCTACGTGGCCAGCTACTCGACCGCAGTCACTACCGTCGCAGTGATGAACGGCAACACTGACGATACGTCGCTATGGACTCTCAGCATCACGACTGGCCCTGGTGTCACTGCGTCGTTGATATCGAATCAGGCCAGCATCAGCGACATGACGAGTGACACCGGCTACGTGCAAGTGACGGCTACCCGAAGCGGGTTCACCACGCTGACCAAGAGGTTCAACGTCGTCAAGGCACGCAGTGCAGGAACGTCGGCTGGCGCACAGGCACCGGGCTTCAGCGCATTCGCTACAGGTAGCAGCCCTGCAATCGCAGGTATCCAGTTCCGCTCGGACGGTACCGTTGGTATCCGCCAGAACAAGGCGACCACGTACACAACGTCCGGCAACTGGTTCGTTCCGACCACCACGGGTACCGGGAGCAGCTACTGGATCAAGGTGACCCCTCGCTCAGGCTACACGGGTGCCAGTGCAGGCACGAGTGGTGCGTGGGTGTCCTTGGCATCGACGCAGACGTACAGTGAGGTAGCGTCGTCGCCGGGTGATGACCTGCAGAGCGTGATGGATTACGAGATCTCGAACAGTTCCTCCGGTACGCCAGTGGCCGCTACGGGGGGTGTGCTCGACATCCATGCGGTATATTGACACTCAGACTGGAGAGCAAGTACAATGAACTCGAACGCAAACCAACGAGGCACTGTGATGAAGGAAGTGATCGACCAATTGAACGACCCGACTGCCCACCCGTGGCTCAAGACGGCAGGTGGGTTCGTCGGGTGGTTTTGGGGCACCGTGTCGCTGTCCAGCACGGTGCTGCTCGTCACACTGCTGTGGACAGTGGCGAACCTGATCTTCCTCATCCGAGACAAGTACTTCCGAGACCCGGAGCGCCTCCAGCGCATGGCCACGCAAGCCAAGGCAACGCAGGAAGCACGGGAAGAGCGCAAGCTTCGGGAGTAGCCACCCATCTAAGGGGTACACCCGTGCTACTCGCTTTCCTCAGACTCATCAACCCGTTCTACCGATTGGAGAAACTCATCATGACGACTGCTGCTGAACTGCTGGCCAAGGTCACCGAAGCCAACACCAAGATCGATGGCCTGACGACTCAGGTGGCCAAGGTCGCCACCGAGATCCAGAGCCTGATCGACGCCAACTCCGGCGACCTGGACCCTGATCTGGTTGACGCCATCAACGCGCAGCTGAGCAAGCTGTCCACGCTGGGTACTGCCGTGCAAGCGGCCGACGACCTGGTCCCGGACGCTCCGGCACCCTGATACCAACGGTATCTCCTGCCCATGTCAAAGGCCCCTACGGGGGCCTTTGATTTGCCTGCTATGGGTGTGCCTAGGGCACCTGCTGGCGCGCTGGCCAGTGAGGTTTTTGGCTAGGGCTTGCCCTCGCGCACGTAGCGGGTAAACACCCGCGTCCAGCGCACCACCAGGACACCTTCCTCCACGGTCAGGGTCATCGCTGCCTTCTCGTCGGCACCGAAGCGGTGGTCGAAGATCCGGGCGCTGGTGTAGTCCCCCATCAGGATACGGACGGTAGCAGCCCGTATCGCGCCTTCGAAGCTGGCGCAGCTGGACGCACGGTCTGCGTGCCTGCCCGAGTAGTGAACCTTGATCAGTCGTTCTGCCATGTGGCCCTCCTAGTATATGTAGATGACTACCGTCTTGCCCAGCGCGCGGATGGCCGTAGCACGGGCTTCGGCGCGCTCCTTGGCCAGTGCATCGTCGCCCTGACCTTCTTCGATGGTCTTGCCGTTGCTGACGATGAGGTACGTGCCCTTGGTCACCCAGACTTCGAGTTCCACCTGCGCCTTGCGGGGTGCCCGCTTGGCAGCAGGCGAACCCTTGAGGATGCTGATGGCGGTGTCGAGATGCTTGGTGCTAGGCATGGTGCGCTCCGGTTGACGATGGCTGAATGTTCGCACAGAAAGCAGGGCCATCAAAGACCCTGCCGCCTGCTAGGTTACTTCAGCAGGGCTTCGACACTGGCGTCGGCCGGGGCTTTCTTGGCCGTCTTGGTGGCCTTCGCGGTGCGGGTGCGCTGGTGCAGGGTGCCTTCCACCTTCCAGCCGTTCTTGCTGGCGGTACGACGGCAGCAAATGATCAGCTTGCCGTCGTCGTTGATGGCAACGACAGGGCGCTGACGGACGCCGTCGAAGGCAACGTCACCCATCGTGGCTTCGGTGACTTCGGTGGGGACGAGCTTGGTGGTGGTCATGATGTGGGTCCTTGGTGGTTGCCGGTGCTGCACTGCGCTTCACCGTGAACGAATGTTCCCACAGGTTCTGCGAACCACCAAGACCCTTCAACGTGATAAGGTATTCACTCACCCAGTGGGAACATGCGCTCCAGCTGGTCTGAAGACAGCAGCAGCATAGCTTCCTGCAGCGGCACACCGGCTCGGAGAGCGCGGTAGTAGTCGGAGCGGGGTGAGTGCTCGCAAGCCCCACCCCCTCTGCGGTGTGGGAACCAGTAGCCCCAACATGTGCATTTGAGGCGAGTGCTGCGCCAGAGTGATCCATCAGCAGGCACCCGCTTCACTTCACTCTGCCTTACCGTAGTCCGGGCCGTCCGGGTCGGAGTCCAGCAGCCGCACAGCGGGTGGCGGTGCCGTCTGAGCACGGTACTGCTCCTGCATCAGCTGTGACAGCAACAACGCAGTCATCTCCAGATGAGACACACCAACCCAACCCACGACGGCCAGTACAATGTCTGCTTCGAATCGGCCGAGGTTGTTGCTGGTGCAGTACCGACGCATCACCGAGCGCATGGGCGATGCGCTGCGGCACACCCACCCATGGTCGCGTGCGAGCTCGATCAACTTCTGCAGAAAGTGAGCCGCCTTCTGCAAGTCTTGCAGCCCGTTCTTGCTGGTGTGCCGGGTCACGTACTTGGTGATCTGACCCTCGAAGTAGCCCATGCCGGTGTCAGCGACGAGATCCCAGTGCTGATACTCGCTGCGGTAGTGGGTGCCTGCTACCTGCGTGCTGTTCGCGCTCATTGGCCTACTCCTGTCTTGGTGTCGTACATGATCAATTCAATCTTCTGACGCAGCACGTTCACTCCGTTCTGGGGCAGCGCAGCGACGAGAGTTTTCATCGCGCTGTACAGCCGCACGTAGCTGGTGTCGTACCGCGTCAGGTAGCAGAACACCTGCTGGCCCATCACGGGGTCACCGTCGATCTGGCTATACTTCCACAGACCACCTTCGAGGTGGCTGTACTCTGCTGATACATTCAGGGCAGCGGGTCCGTCGGAGCGTGACATGGTGATGTGGCATTCGAACTTCATCGTGTCATCTCCAGTTCTGCGCCAGTAGCCGGTGCCAATCCCAGCGAGCAGCACTCATCGTGTACCTCCTGTGTCAGCTTGCTGGCGCACGCGGGGATGCGTCCAGCGATGATCCAACCCATGCCTCGGCGCACCGTATCACCCATGTAGCCGTTGCCCATGCGGTACTCCTCCAGGCACCACAACACCAGTTCCATGCGGTCGGCCCACTTGAGTAGCGCGGTCTCTTCGGCGTCCAGGCCGAAGTCCTGGTACAGCGGTGCCAGCCCGGTCTCGATGCTGTCCATTAGTGGACCGAGCTCGGGGTGCGCACGCTTGATCGGAGCAGGCACATCACCCGTGAACAGTTCGGGCAGGTCGTGATGCAGCGCGGCCTCGTACAGCCGCCACAACCCATGGAAGGGCCATGTTGGGTTCATGACCTGCTTGAGCAGCATGAGCATGCCGAACGTGTGCTCGGCCACAGTCTGCGTGCGGTGCGTGCGCTTGGCGTGATACCGGGTCACGGCACCGGCATCACGGTACAGCTTGGCTTCAGTCAGAGGGGACATCATGCTGCACCGCCTTCGATGTCTTTGGCCAGCTGAGCGCGGCGACCGGCTGCTTCCTGGCGTCGGCCCAGCCACTGCTCGCAGGTCAACCGCCAATCACGCGCATCGCAGTACCGCATCGATGCGTGTGCACCCAGGTAATCGCCGCCCAGGTACCGGTCGTATGCGGTGATCATTGGGTTGATGACACCCCGGAAGAACGGCGACTCGTACTCGGTGGACACCAGCTTCTGGCCCAGGATGGCCAGTGAGTCGAGCCTCTCGGCGTCCTTCTGCACCAGCATGGCTTCGTCTTGCGTGGTGGCCAGCGGGAAGTAGTCCATGTCAGCTTCCATGTACGGATTGTACACATCACCGCTACCGATGGTACCCTTCAGGTAGTTCTGCCAGTGCGGGCTGTCCGGGTAGATGTGGAACGAGTTCGACTGCTGGGTGTAGAACCCGACGTCCGCACCGACCATCGCCGCTACCCATTCCTGCAGGACGCTGAACTGCACGGCATTCGCGCCGTAAGCGCCGAGAATCACGTCGTTGGAGCGGTTGCACACCGTCATGTGCAGGTAGCCGTCACGGATGTTGAACATCACCATGTCGTTGCACGGCATGTCCTTGGTCGCAGCACCCAGATCACGCTCGGGGTCCCAGATGCTGAGCACCGCTTGACGCGTGTCAGGCTTGTCCCGCAGGAGCTCGACGACCTTGGCCAGCTGATCAAGGTCGGCGTTGTACGGTTCTTCGAAGCGGCCTTCATAGGTCAGCTCGCCGCGATAGTGGCGCAGCCGGTGTCCGTAGGCGCCGTGGAACGTCATGCCGTCGTCGCTGTAGTTGACGATGGACTTCAGGAAGTAGCGCGGCAGATGCACGTGGTCCGAGCCAGCCAGAATCCACATGGCTTCCATCAAGTGGAAGAACGGATTGGCGTCACGCACCGGGTCGAACAGCACGCGCCGTTGCGGGGTGCGGTAGATGGTCATCACTGGTCCAGGCACTTCACGCATCAGCATGCCGCGCGACTCGTAGTTGACGCCGTGTTCCTTCACGAGCATCAGGCCCCGTGGGAGTGCGTCGTTGACGTTATCGACAGTGATGCCGAAGCCCCACATGCCGGGGAGTTGCTTGCGTTGGTCGTTCATGATGTGGTCCTCACAGAAGGTCGCTGTACGGTGGTAGGTGCAGTGCAGCCAGCGACAGCCGCAATGCATCAGGGAATTGTAGGCGGTGTACCTCCAGGCCCGCTCGTTCCAGATTGTCTGCCCACATGCGGGCTGAACGGGCCTTCTTATACAGGTTGTCGGGCGAATAAGGTTTCTCGTTGCCAGCAGCCGCGCGACGCTTCAGTACGTTCTCGATGCACTGCTGCTCCGGGGTATCCAACAGGATGAACACCGCACGGTCGAACAGTGCGGCGAAGCGGGTGCAGGTGCCCTTGCCGGGGGTCACCAGTCCTTCAGCCAGCACACCCACGTATTGGAACGGGTTAGTCAGATGGTCCAGGATATCGTAGGTCAGCGCGTAGGGCAGGATGCCGTCCACGCCCCCGCAAGACGTCAGGTACTTGCCTACCAAAAACATCCCAGGGTCGGGCGTGGTGGTCCAGCTACCCTTGGGGGTACCCGGCAGATGGTCTACTGCCTTGGGGCCACCCGCTGCGGCCAGCACAGCACGGGCTAGCGTGCTCTTGCCGCTGCCGTTCGTGCCATGCACGTAGATGAGCGTGTCCTTGCTGCGGTCGTTCAGTGCCACAGTACCTCCTCAATGATGATGGACAAGCCCAGAGACACGAGCGCACCACTGACGAACGGCTGGTCTGCATACAGCACCCAGCCGAGTACGATGTAGATGAATCCTCGGAATGTCCTCACAGATGTTCTCCTACTTCGATTAGTGATGCCGGGGTCCAGATGCCACCCGCGTACAGCCCTTCCAGCAGAGCAGCGGCTGGCTTGGTCGTGACCCCGATTAGCCGACGGTACGCCTTCGCGCTGCGGAAGCCCAGCCGGTAGTCACCGTGAACGTGCTGCTTGAAGACGCAGCACACGGTCTCTGCTTCCTGGAGCGCCAGCTTGCGGCCACCCTTCACGGGGTAGTCGATTTTCTCAACATGCTGAGTGATCTCAGCCATCACGGGTACGAGCCACTGCTCCTGGCTGAACGCATGCCCTACCACGATGGACTGCTCCATGCCGTAGATGATGTCGGCACCCTGCTTCGGCACCTTCGGCATGTACCGCTCGCAGCCGGTGAAGTCCACGGGATTGTCGAACACCGTGTCCCAGATGTCCGCCAGCTTCCAGTAGAAGTAGTCCCCCATCTGGGCCATCGGCTTCATGTTCTGGCGTACACCCAAGTACGTCGGCGCGTAGCATTCCTCAATCATCTCTTCAGGCTTCGGGTACTCCCGTTGCCACTGGTTGAGCGCCAGCAGCCCAGCACGCCCCCGGAAGTGACGGCGCTCGCTGGCACGCTTGGCATCAGGGTACACGTTACGGAGGAACTGGTAGAAGTCCTCACCTTGGTACTGGCAGGCGACTGCGGCAATGCCAGGGTTGTAGAAGGTACACCACGCCAGCACGTATCGCAGCTTGGTCGCGTAGGGCAGCTTCGCACGCTTGAGCAGCATGTAGCCGGGGTCTGCGTCCTCCAGCATGAACATGGCTCGCGCGAACTTGCGCCAGTCATGCGTCAGATTAGCAGAGACGATCGATTGCACGTTCATACGCTTGGCTCCAGGATGCGGCCGACCCGACTTCGTCATATACGGTGTGGCCTAGGTTGTGGTGGAAGTAGTCGCTGACGGTCAGGCTGTCGTAACCCTGTCCGCACAACAGGTTGCCTATCGGCCACTGGTGATGCGCCAGCGTGCTCAACGCTTGCATCGTGTACCCCGCTACCATTGGTATCACGGGGTTGTTTATGTACTTCCAGGGGTGCTTCCTCAACGACTCATGGGTGCGCATCGCGGTCATCGGCGGCACGTACACGTGACCGAAGCGGTTGAGTAGTCGGTCCAGGTACAACCACATGCCGTGATGGCCGAACTCGTTCAGCCGTGTGTGCGCCGTCGGTTCGCCTTGACCATTCCAATGCGGTCGATGAAACAGCTGGACGGTGCCCACCACAACGGCGATCTTCGCATGCCCTGCTGCGGCTGCGTGCGCAATGCACTTGGCACGGGCTGCGTACCATTCACCAGCACGTACCGTCACCTTGCTGGCACCCCAGATGGTGTGGTGCGTCTCGACTAGCTGCTGGCCTTCGTGGCACAGCACATATACCTGAATACTCATGGTTGCTCCTGGTGGTTCAGGGACCATTGTGCCATCACGTTGCCCACCATCGTTCGGGACAGCCCGTGTGTTGCGGCTACCTCTGTGTGCGTCTTGCCGGACCTCACATCACGGACGATGGCCATATCACGTTCGTACCGGGCTTTGCGTTCTGCGGCCACGCGAACGTGGTCCGCTACTCGCTTGCGGCTAATCGTGCGCGCTAGCTCTTCGCGTATCTCTCTAGTGAAGAACGTGTGGTTGTTGCCGCAGATGCGCTTGCGACGAACGTGCGGTTCGTTCGTACGCGTGTCCAGCACCTGGGTCCAGGCTCCGCATTCACACTTCATGCCAGGATGTCCTGTATATCACGGTAGTCACGCAACAGCTTGATGTACCTGCGCTCGTCTTCGTAGCGGGAGCGCTGCGTCATGAGCATCAGTTCATCGACGGTGTCACGGGCTACGATGTACTTGTACATTACGTGATCACGCAACCCCACCTGACGTGAGGCACCCATGCGCTCCTTCACCTGCGCGAAGGCCTCACGCCCCCACAACATGCTGAAGAACACCAGCACGTTCCCGCCACCTTGCAGATTGATGCCGTGGCCTCCACCTTGCG